TGCTCGTAATTGCATCCGAACATTTTGCCGTAGGTGTAGACGCGGAATTGTTCGGCCGCGTCGCTCATGGTGCCGTGCTGGAGTTTCCCATCTGGGCCAACTTTTTCCGGGGACACGCTGAATCCAGCGCCGATAGCGGTCTGAGTCTTGAAATCAGAAACGCTGCCGATTGTGCACCACTGCTCCCAGGTCTGCGGCATTTCGGTGTAGCCCTTGAGCATCGACTTGTTGGCGATGTTGCCTAAGACGTACGGCAGGGTGAACGTGCTGCCCGCGCGGCCGCACATGGTCATTGCCTGCCGAGCGACATCGGCGCGGCCGGACGGGACATTCAGTCCATCCATCGTCATGCAGGTTCGGGCCAGATCGATCAGGTTATCCGGGGCGTATTTCCGAGCCTCATCAACGGTCTTCTCGCCGAAATCCTTGACGGCGACCTGTTCCATGCCGGAGCGGGCCAGCATGCGCGCGGTGAGATGGTCTTTGCTCAGGTCGGATCGGCCGATTCCAACGTGAATCGCAGGCGAGCCAACGCCCTTCCGTTCGCCGGCCAGATGATCCAGCGCGCGCGCCTTCGCGGCGTCAACACTGTCGCACTCGCGGGCGAGGCGTTCGACCACTTCAGCCGGAACAGTTCCGGAAATAGCGGAGCGGATTTCCCCGCCCAGCTTCGCACGCGCGGCCTCGCGGGCAGCCATAGCCTCGGAAACCTTCCGCTCGATCTCGCCGGCAATATCGGGAGCGGCGGGAACTACCGGAGCGGGATTAGCCTTCGCGGCGCGTTCGCTCTCAATGGCCTGTTCGGCGTCGTAAATCTTCTGCCAGGCGGCGCGCTGGCCATCATCCAGGTTGGCGGCGTCCACGCCGCGCTTGCTCAAAAACTCCACAAAATTCTTGTCCATTGTCCTCTCCTCTTCTTGGGAAAATTCAGAACGAGCTTTGGCCGCCGGGTCTGCCCCGACGGTCACAGCGGAAACTTCAAACAGTTGCCAACGGTT